ATGCTGTCTATCATAGCGCAGACGACGATGAAGAAGTTGATGAGGCATTAGAGCCTTGGATGGATGCCGATGGCAAACCAGCAGAACAGTACAAGAGCCTAAACGATGTATACCCAGCAGGTCAAACTGAAGTTTGGTATTGGAAAGAAAACTTTGGTCGCGATGCTATGATGGGTGCTAACTGGTTGCAGAAGCATGGCAAAATGCCAACACTGGCTAGCATTGGACAAGACTACAAGTTAATTGGCAAGATCAAAGAAACCAGCCCAGAAAAAGTATTCATGATGATGCAAGGCGACATGTGGTCTCCTGCAGGACAAGCACGCAGCATGATCAAGGCCAGCGGCACTGGCCACACAAGCATGAGCGTTGGCGATATCATCAAGGTTGGCAGCAAGATGCTCATGGTAGACCGTTTTGGATTCCACGAGCTTGGAACAGAACCACAAGAAGAAGTTGATGAGGCATTAGAGCCTTGGATGGGTAAGGACCTTGATATCCCTTCTTACCTTCGCAAGAAGAAATATGATGACGCTAAGCAGGACGCGGAACTAGGAGGCCCTGCACTTCGTAGGGTTAAGGACAATCCTTCTGCGGACAATGATGAAGTAGAAGAAGGCCTAGACGCTAACCAAAAGCGTGTAGGACAACTTGGTCCTACTGAAAAGGTAAAGAATAACAACATTGGCAAACTAGTAGGCGCCAATGAATCGGCAATGAATGCTGAACTAAAGCGCATTATGGATATCACCCGTTTCAATAGATAACGCAATAAACTATAATATTGGTTACCCATAACTAGTATAAATATATTGACATAGGATGAGAAGTATACTATATTTCATCTTGTGTTAGTTGTCTCCGACAGCATAACATCTACTCACATTAAGCTCAACTTTGACACATTTTAAAAGGAGAAAATCAAATGGCAAGTCTAGCAGATATCCGTGCCCGCTTAGCGGCACAAGAAAACAAGGGCCAGAACAAGAACTCTGGCAATCAATCCGACAACGCAATCTACCCTTTCTGGAACATTGACGAAGGCGCAACTTCTACGGTTCGTTTCCTTCCAGACGGTGATAACAACAACTCATTCTTTTGGGTAGAGCGTCAGGTCATCAAGCTTCCGTTCAACGGAGTTAAGGGTGACTCTAATGTCAAGCAAATCACTGTTCAAGTTCCTTGCGTAGAAATGTACGGGGACAACTGTCCCGTTCTCGCAGAAGTTCGTCCATGGTATAAAGACGACACGCTGAAGGATATGGCTAACAAGTATTGGAAGAAGCGTTCTTATGTATTCCAAGGCTTTGTTCGTCAAAATCCTCTCGGTGACGATAAGACTCCCGCAAACCCCATTCGTCGTTTCGTGATCACCTCTCAGTTATTTTCCTTGATCAAGGCATCTCTGATGGATCCTGAGTTGGACGAACTGCCAACTGACTATCAGCGCGGCCTTGACTTTAACATCAAGAAGACTACTAAGGGCGGTTATCCTGACTATACGACTTCTACTTGGGCTCGTAAGGAATCTTCGCTAACTGAGGCCGAACAAGCTGCGATTGAAGCACACGGTCTTTACAATCTTGCTGACTTCTTGCCTAAGAAGCCCAGTGAAGCTGAACTTCGTATCATCAAGGAGATGTTTGAAGCATCGGTAGATGGTCGTCCTTATGATAACGACAAGTGGGGCGCTTATTATCGTCCTTACGGGCTTGAAGCACCAGCTGGCGCAGTCTCCACAGTCTCCGAAGTTACGCAGGAAGCAGCAGTGGTCGCTACGACTAACACGGTAGCTTCAGTAGTAGAAGACGAAGTACCTTTTGAAGTCGATCAACCGATCGTCGTTCCGACTGCAAATACGTCGAGCGATAAGGCTCAGGACATTCTACAAATGATCCGAGCAAGACAGCAGAATAAGGCCTAATCCGGCTAGGGGAGCTAGTCATCTAGCTCCCCTGTTTCTGCATTAGGAGATCACCATGACATTACCAGATGAAAGATACCGAGCTATAAAGCAAGGTAAGAAATTATTGGAAGAGCTTTGCGATCCAGGCAAGACTCCAAGAGTTCCTAGCATCGTTAGGGATCGTGCCCGTAGTATTCTAAAGCATTTTCCAACTGATTATGAGTTAGAACAACTTGCGGCTAGCAATCCCGAGCTACTACAAAAGTTATCATTTAATGATAAGATAAAACAGATCGTAAGATAAGGAAATACATGACAACTAAACCGTTTGACGTAAGCAAGTTCCGTAAGGATATTACTAAGGCTATTGATGGTCTTAGTATTGGATTTAATGATCCCACAGACTGGATCAGCACAGGAAACTTTGCACTAAACTATCGTATTAGCAGTGAGTTTAATAAGGGTGTACCTCTTGGTAAGGTTACTGTATTTGCCGGAGAATCAGGCGCAGGTAAATCCTACATCTGCTCAGGCAACCTAGTTAGACACGCACAAGAACAAGGTATCTTCGTTGTTCTTGTTGACAGTGAAAATGCACTAGATGAATCTTGGCTACACGCTCTTGGCGTTGATACTAGCGAAGCCAAGTTGCTCAAGCTCAACATGGCTATGATCGATGATGTAGCTAAGACTATCAGCGAGTTCATGAAGGGCTACAAGGCTATGCCAGACCTCGACAAGCCTAAGGTCCTGTTCGTTATTGACTCTCTCGGAATGCTGCTCACTCCTACTGATGTGAATCAGTTTGAAGCAGGTGACATGAAGGGCGACATGGGGCGTAAGCCTAAGGCTCTTACTTCTCTAGTTCGTAACTGTGTGAACATGTTCGGTTCACACAATGTTGGTCTAGTTGCCACCAATCACACATATCAATCACAAGACATGTTTGATCCTGATGATAGGATTTCAGGTGGACAAGGCTTCATCTATGCTTCTTCTATCGTTGTTGCTATGAAGAAGTTGAAGCTCAAGGAAGATGAAGACGGTAACAAGATCACTCAAGTGCGTGGCATCAGGGCCGCATGTAAGGTGATGAAGACTAGGTATGCAAAGCCTTTTGAATCTGTTCAAGTCAAGATTCCATATGACACTGGCATGAGTCCGTATTCGGGGTTGACTGACATGTTTGAATCTATGGGACTTCTCAAGAAGGAAGGCAACTCTCTTGTCTATACTAAGATTGATGGTACGGCCATCAAGAAGTTCCGTAAGGCTTGGGAAGCTAATGTCGATAACTGTCTGGACGCTGTGATGTCCGAATTCCACCAGCGCGATGAATCTAAGATAAGTACCGTTGTCAGTGAGGAAGAGGAAGTCGCAGGATGAGTCTACATTTGGTTAATGAAATTTGGAAAGTGTTGAAGCCTAGCATTGAAGCGGGCGACATGAATGGTGCTGCTGAGACTTTGGTCAACTATCTAGTTGACGAAGACTATTCTCCGAATGAAATTAAGCAAGTATTCCGCGGCGATTCTGACATCAAGGATGCATTGACATACTATCTGGAATCACCATCGGACGGATTGTATCATGAGGTCGAGGAAGACCTATTTGATGAGGACGCAGACGAAGACTCCGACGAAGACTATTAATGGCTTGGTATAGCAGAATAACAGGTGATCTAAGCGTTCTGCCAGACTTCATAACTCATTATGAAAACGAGTTAGTGTCTGCTAAACAGGACGTTAAAGTCTACGGTAATGTTGAAAAGAACATTGCGGCTCTGCCCGGCATAACTGAGTACCGTTTCAATCAACTACAAGAGATTGAGGCGGTACTCAACTTTCTCAACATTCAACTAAGAAAGATCCGTAGGAAACATTTTCAGAAATATCTGGAAGGCTATGCTCGTGCGTTAACATCCCGTGATGCAGAGAAGTACGTTGATGGTGAACAAGAAGTAATTGACTTTGAAGTGCTTATCAATGAGGTAGCATTACTGCGTAACAAGTGGTTAGGTATTCTAAAGGCAATCGAGTCTAAAAACTTTATGTTAGGCCACGTCGTGAGATTACGAACTGCTGGCATGGAAGACATCAGTATCGGGTAACATGCTACTTGACATATATGTCAAAAAAGTTACAATCAATTAACATAATAGGAAACACTATGAACATTGTACAATCTGTTCTTTGGGATGAACCCGAAGTTACGAGAGAAACCGATATCGCCTTCCAATCAAGCGAAGACATCATCACTCTTAGCTGCGCTCTGTATCGTCTTACACGGACGATAGATCCTAAAATAACATCTATCTTTGAATACTATTCCTTAGATGATCAAGATGGCAAGTTGGCCAAACACATTACTGAAGAAGATAGAATACTAGCTGAAAGCGTCCGATCCCACTTTAGCAATAAGATCGTCTTGTCTCGGCTTCGTGGTGCTAACCTAACTAGATTTAGGATCGACCTAGGGAAACTACTGGTCAGCAATTTCGTAAAAGATGGAAAATATGTGTACCCTACAACGTACATGGGTATGGCATATAAGCTACCTTACTTCTATAACTATGATATGGAGCTAATGGAAGTGTTTCATGGAGATTATTTCAGCATCAAAGGTCCTAAAACTCCGTTCACTGCTAACAAGTTAGTGACATTCATGAAAAAGGTCGATTCGCATCGCAAATCATCTAACACACCATCTTCTTATGAATATTGGTTTTCGGATGAACTTAACGACAGAATCGTGCTTACTGTGGAAAAGAGAAACCCTCTCATTGACCTGCTAGATAAGATCATTGAATCACCAATCACTATTCATGCTACTTTCGGGCAGGTATCTAAAGACACGCTCAACTTCTACAAAGCCAGTAACTGGAAGTTTGTTCCTGTAGGACAAAGTGCATGAGAATCGCAATTTATGGTGATAGCTTTGCCGCCGACGTAGCTATAGATCCTAAGTCTAGGACCAATACTGAAAGTTCCCCATGGGCTACTAAGTTGCGTGAAATGCGTCCCGAATGGCAAATAGATAATTATGCCCGACACGGTTCTTGTCTTTATTTTTCTTGGCATATGTTTAATAAAACACACACAGAGTATGATAAACATATTATATTTGTTACTCAATGGGATAGACACACTCTTTCTTCAGGTTATGAAAAAACATCTTCCTGGCATCATCTAAGCAGTATTCAAAATCTTGAGAGACAAATTAATGATAGACGCGGCCTTCCTAATGTAAACCTAAAAGAGCTTGAATCTCTACGGGCATACTGGCTTGACGTAGACCAAGACCAACAACGTAAAGATATGCATAAGTTAATGTTGGAAGACATGAAAAGGAGAGAACCGAATCCATTAATGGCTCCGAGTTTTGGCGCCGAAGACTCATTATTCAGAGGTTCCACAAATATCTATCCACAACATATATCTTCTTTAGATGTAAAATACTATAAAGGTGAAGACAAACCCGGCTTCTATCACACAGTGACTGACAAAAGACATAATCATATGAATGACATTAATCTACAGCTTATGGCAGAAAGTATGGCGCATTGGATTGAGACTGGAGTTCTTTTATGGGACGAGATGCAATGGCGACCAGACACCACAAAGCCGTTTGAATACTATTTTTGTCCCCGACGAACTTAGGATAATATCGGTTGACATCTGGTCACTAGCCTGCTACATTGATAATAAGGTAGTCGCAGATACAGAGGCAATCGCACATGGACATCTCAATCAACACTGTTGGTGTCGTTGGTAAAGCTAAGTTAAAAGAGATTGAGACTGCTATTCGTTTTTTCGCAGATCAACTCATGGATCCTCGTATCGTCAAGAATCTCAAGATTGATGTCGAGATCATGTCCAAACTGAACGCTCAGGGTGAATGCGTCAACGAAGACGGGTTTCGGAACCCTCGGTGGTTCACGATTAACCTCAAAAAGCTTGACATTGACTCTATGATCCGGACGCTAGGACATGAGATGGTTCATGTGAAGCAGTATGCTAAAAATGAACTCATGACTGATATGCGTGTCAACGTATCTAAGGGTAAGAGCATCCTAAGTGCTACTCGTTGGAACGGTAAAGTTTGGTCTCCTAAACGTAAGGAAGATGAATATTTTGATAGCCCATGGGAGATCGAAGCCTATGGCCGTGAGATAGGGCTCTTTGTTCGTTGGGAAGCATCGCAAGGCAGGTAGCTTAAGAAATCGGTTGACATTGGTTACCCTTTTTGCTATATTAAATCATAGAAGAGGAGCTACGACATGGGCTACAAGATTCTTAATGAACGCGACATCAAGTGGCAACCGCGTAAGGGACTTGAAGGTCCTTTCTTCTATCCTAACGGTCGGGTAGTGTATTATGATCCTAAGGAAGGTGCCTATTGGGATCCATGCACAGACTTCTACTTGTCGTATGAGGAATCATCCTCGTTAAAAGACTCTGTTTTTGATATAATCAAGTCTTAACCTAAAATCATAGTAGCCTAACAACATGCTTCCTCCCATTCCTAAAGAAAAACTCATGTGGTATGTACTGCAGGGGTATAGGATTGAAGTAGATAAAGATAGAACTGGTCTTTGGTTTCTAAACGACTAGAGGTTGACCGAACAAGAACAACGTAAGCTAGTCAATAAAAGTGAAAATAACGGTTGACATTGGTTACCCGTTTTGCTATATTAAAGATATTGAAAAACATACACACGGAGCTATAAATGTCTACTGTCACTGTCAAGTTTGGCGAGTATCGTAATCAACCCGTGGTCAACAAGCAATTCACGCTTGTTAAGGGTTTTCAAACTAGCAAGAAGGGTAGTTATGTGACTGTAAAGAACGAAGGCAACTTCCCTGTTGCGATTGACGAAATCAAGATCAAGGTCATTAATCTCTCGGATGTCGAGTTCACTGATGGTGAACCTGCACAGGTTCCTGTTTCTACTAAGGACTCCGAGACCGATAATGAAGCGATGGATCGCATCGCTACTCGCTTCAAGATCCTAGATGAAATGTCTGCTGCTTGTATCAGCGGTGACATCCGAGCGATGATTGTTTCTGGTCCTCCGGGCGTAGGTAAGTCCTTCGGTGTTGAGCAACAACTTGAAAAAGCCTCTATCTTTGACAAGATCGCCGGCAATCGCATTCGCTACGCCGTTGTCAAGGGTGCAATGACTGCTATCGGCCTCTACACTCAACTGTATAAGTATAGCGACAAGAAGAATATTCTCGTGTTTGATGACTGCGACAGCGTGTTCATGGACGATCTTGCGTTGAACATTCTAAAGGCTGCTCTGGATTCCGGCAAGAACCGTAAGATTTGCTGGAACTCGGACTCTCGCCTTCTGCGTGAGCAAGGTGTCCCTAATCAGTTCAACTTCAATGGTTCTGCTATCTTTATCACTAATCTCAAGTTTGATCATATCAAGTCCAAGCGGCTACAAGATCACCTTGAAGCCCTGCAGTCTCGCTGTCACTTCCTTGATCTGACCATTGACTCGGCGCGTGATAAGATGCTGCGTATCAAGCAGGTTCATCGTGATGCTCCTCTCGGCCTCTTCAATGACTACAACTTCGCTAACGATGAAGCTGATCAAGTGTTCAAGTTCATGGAACAACATACTGCTAAGCTCCGCGAACTGTCTATTCGTATGGCATTAAAGCTGGCTGACTTGATCCGCATTTCCCCAGCTAACTGGCGTGTGCTTGCTGAAAGCACTTGCATGAAGCGTGGCTAAAGCCACGCTTAGTGTACTCTACAACTTAGGGGGCTTCGGCCCCCTTTTTTTACCGTTATTCTTGTGTTTTACTGCGATGGTGTTATACTAATAAAATGGACTACAAAGAACAAGTGCTATATTTTTTCCTACAAGGAAAGATTAGTCTAAGTCAATATGATTACAAGTTTATGGCGAATCTTCAAACGATCATTCACCAGAAGAGCCGTGTAACCTCGAACCAGGCTGCTCTTTTCGAAAAACTGATTAGCAAATATAGTAAGCAGTTAACTAAGTTTGAGTTGGATAAGGAAACGCTAAAATCCTTACCATGGAGAGCGACTGTGGTAGACAGCACAGAACAATACACTTGCGCATTTGTGACTATAGTCGGTGACGAGATCACGATACGACTACCATTCAACAAGGCTTTCGTCTCATCCTTTAGAGACATCGCGCATAACACGTTTCAATGGATAAAGGAAGACAAGCTCTATAGGGCCCCGTTCAGCACAACAGCCTTTAAGATCGCAGTGACCAGCTTGTACGATCATTTTCCTAAAGTTAAGTTTTGTGATAACACCACATCGTTGTTGAATCAACTTAATCTATTGGAAGCAGCTATATGGGATCCTACTTTAGTTAGAATGGGTGATAGCTATGTCGTAGCGGCATGCAATCCTATCTTAGCTGACTTGTTACATGGCGTGGACATAACACCTACTCCGCGGACACTGCTCAACCTATTGGGTATGGGTATCAAAACTGACCCTGCATTAGTCGCAGACGATCCTATGTTGAAGTTATCGTGCGAATACATATCTGAGGTAGATTTAGATGACCTGTCTGCTCTTATTGAATGGCTTAAGCACTTCAGCGTAGACCACGATATCTCATTCAGTAGAGCTATCGGTTTAAATAAGAGTATGCGACAAGCGTTAGACTATGCGTTACTACAAGAAAAAATACCATTTATACACTGGCAGAGCACGGCGGGTGCTCTTTTGTGGACGCCGCAGCAACCGCAGTCACCCAGAAAGAGCATGATATACATAACTTCAGGCAAAGTCACTAGTTCAAAAGTAGCGTGGCTTCCTCAAGGTGCCCCGTCAAAGGTTATTAACATTACAAACTCAAGACCAGTGGATATTTACAGATGAGAGAAGCAAAGATCATAATCAGGGATGAAGTCAACTGCAAGATTGAAGGTCTTGAGTTAGACATTCGTCGTGTGTTGATGAAGAAGTTTGAATACGAAAAGCCTGGCGCGAGATATCAACCCGCAGTACGTCTAGGTAGATGGAATGGCAAGATCAGTTACTTCTCTCTTGCAGGTAGCACTTATGTAAATCTGCTGGATCAAATCATTCCTATACTGATTGACTATGATTACATGATTGAATTGGATGATCAACGGATTCTCCACCCTGAACTAAAGTTTAAGCTGGTCAACGAAGATACATTCTCAGTCACGTGTTGGCCTAAAGGACACGAGCGCGAAGGACAACCTATCGTGCTGCGTGACTATCAAGTAGAGATTGTCAACAACTTTCTTGCTAACCCGCAATCGCTACAGGAAGTAGCGACAGGAGCTGGCAAGACTTTGATGACGGCTGCACTATCTCAGTGCGTGGAACCATATGGTAGATCAATCGTGGTGGTTCCTAACAAGTCACTTGTCGTACAGACTGAAGCAGATTATATCAACCTTGGATTAGATGTTGGCGTGTACTTTGGTGATCGTAAAGAGTACGGTAAGACACACACTATTTGTACTTGGCAATCTCTCAACAACATAATCAAGGAAGTAAAAGAGACTGGCGAAGCGACCGACTTCTTTGATGACATAGTGTGTGTCATCGTTGACGAAGTACACATGGCTAAGGCGGATGTACTAAAACAGTTGCTGACTGGCATATTATCAAATGTTCCTATTCGCTGGGGACTGACTGGCACTATTCCTAAAGCCGAGATGGACCGAGTGTCTATCCTAGTGTCTCTTGGACCAGTGATAGGAAAGTTGTCAGCAAGCGAGTTGCAGGCTCGAGGTGTTCTTGCTAACTGCCATGTTAACATTGTACAACTAAAAGATAAAGTAGAGTTCACTAACTATCAAAGCGAACTTAAACATCTACTGGAAGACGAGAAGCGATTAGATAAGATGGCTGCTCTTATACAAGAAGTCAACAAGACAGGAAACACTCTGGTCCTAGTAGATCGGGTTAATGCCGGTAAAGAACTCTTGAGCCGGCTTGATAACGCAGTGTTTGTTAGTGGCGGCACGAAGTTAACTGAACGAAAAGAAGAATATGACGAAGTTGCGATTAGTGATGATAAGATTATCGTGGCTACGTATGGCGTTGCTGCTGTCGGTATTAACATTCCTCGGATCTTTAATCTGGTTCTTATTGAGCCTGGTAAGTCGTTTGTCCGAGTTATACAGAGCATTGGTCGCGGGATAAGAAAAGCCGAAGATAAGGACCATGTTCAAATCTGGGATATTACTAGTTCCTGTAAGTTTGCGAAGAGACACTTGACTCAGCGAAAGGCTTTCTACAAAGAGGCTAACTATCCATTCAGTATAGAAAAACTGGACTATTAATATGTTGACAACAACACTAAAGGCTGATAGAATCACAAAATGAGAATACTTAACCTTGACACAAACGAAGCCTACAACCTTGAGCAGCTTCCAGAAGAAGTTGACGACCTTCGCTTCGCTATTCTAGATAACTCTACTCCAGCTAACGTAGATTATCACTATATTCCTCTGATCTTCCTAGAGTCATTTAACGCTCCTGCTCTTGTACTAAAGATCGGAGATAAGACTGTCAAGATGCCAGTTGACTGGCAAGTGCTGATTGGTGAACAAGAACACGGTGATCTTGAGACACTGCCTCTATCCAGTCTCAATGATCGTGGTTTTAACGCATTTCAGTTTAATCCGTTAACATCACACTCACCCACATTCTTGTCTATAGAAATCTTAGACATATATCCGGATGTGACCTGGTATGCGCCTAGACTTAGAAACGGGCAGTTTCTATGTGTTCCTATCGATGATGGTCCGAAGCCAAGGTGTATCTATTTTGTCAAAGAGATTAGCAGAAACTGCGAAATCGTAGACTATTCGTTGTGTTTTTGAGAAAAGAAAGAGGGAAAGTAGACCAAATGGATAAGCCATTGATTGAAGTATTTAAAGATAGCCGAAAGAAGTTGCGTAAGAAGCATAAGTCATACAGTGACATTATGGGTGTCATTCGGACTCTTTATCCAGACATTGAACACGCCAATAGCAAGACAGCATCTATTCTATTGAAAAGAAAGCCTTAAGGAGGGCAAGCGATGAAATACACGATTGAAGTTTCAGGAGACGGAGGAGAGATTGTTCTAGGAACAGTCTCTAAAGAGTCATATGATTTTTTTGTAGGAAATGAGATCAACATTGAAGAATGGGCATCTGTCTATGACATTGACGACCTAGATACTGAAGTAGAGATTCCGGAAGAGTTGCAGCCATTTGAGCTCGGTGATTGGCATGATTGCGATTCAATCGCGCATGAATGGGGGCCATTCCTCACTGACATGTTCGTCACTGTGACCGATGAAACCGGTAATGTTTTGTACGAGAACATCGGTCATCAAGCCATAGTGAATGCGGGCGCGGAAATATCCAGTAGTGACGAAATCTACGTTGACGATCAACCTAAAGGTACAGTAGTGTTTATCGGACAGAATGTTGAACGGGGATTGTTCTTTTCGGCACAGATCGACACGGATTCATTTGACATTAGACGATTGACGATCAATACTACGCATGTCGAGGGATGGGAACTTGTTTCTAGTCTGGAATACAACGGAGAAGAACTCGTGGATGAAGGAATGACTTCCACTGATGCTAAGAGTTTTGATGCTGACTGGCACATTGTAGGAGAAGATGAATAATGAAGTGGTTTGACAACTGGTTTGCTAAAAAGTGTCGCCAGGCATGGGAAAACACCTCCAGCCCAGTGACCTTCACAGCCGAGACACCTGGATATACATCTAACAACCTTGACGGCAAGTGTACTCGCTTTAATGTCTTTAAGGCTGAGGGCGGTTTCGTCATTCAGCATTGGGCCAATCACGGAAATCATGGACATACGGTAAAGGAAACAGGTCCGGATTTGACAATCGTCACTCAAGGTTCTGACCTAGGTACGGCTGTCAATCATATTATGACTATGGATGCGCTGAGATCCTGATGGCTAAAGAACAACTATCAGCAGACGAGAAGCTGGACAAGCAGGATTTTGATCTGTTTGACGCCTTAGCGGCTATCGACCGAAAAGACTACTCGTACTATGATAGACTTCTTCCAGAGCAACAGAAGAAGTTTGTTCCATTCATGATGTTACACTGGATCAGTGCGGTGAAGGCTAGCAGAGACATTCAGTCTTACTATCTTCAAAGCACAGACTACCATGCAAACAAGTATCTATTCAATGAGAATGTACAGAAGCATCCAAAGTTAGTCTGGTTGATGCTATGTGCTGCTTCTCCGGGACTAGGTAAACAGTTTCATCAATGGATTCCTCACATTAGAGAAAGAGTCACTCGGCTACGAGAGAGTCCGAAACCAAAAGAAATAAAGGATTACTTCAAGAAGATTTATCCTAAGTCTAATGATCGTGACATAAGCGAGTTGAGTGAGATTTACATTGACAATCACACCAGAAAGATGTATCTTGCAGAGAAGTTTCCTACTATTAAATATGATGAGATTGAGTTACTGAGTGAACTTATTACAGACAAAGACATTGAAAAGTACGAAAGAGACTACGGTAACTGAGTTTAGTTGCGAGTTCTGCAATAGGAGTTTCCAACGAGAAACTTCTATGATGCGTCACTTATGCGAAAACAAGCGTAGATGGCAGGACCGAGACTTGGCTGGAAATCGGATTGGCTTTCAATCTTGGTTGAGGTTCTACAAAAAGAATACCGCATCTAAGAAGGTTAAGACCTATCTGGACTTCAGCAAGAGTGCGTATTACATCGCGTTCGTGAAGTTTGGTCACTACTGTGTCAATGTTCATGTGATCAACGTCAACGCATATGCTGACTGGCTGCTCAAGAATGAGATCAGCATAGACACTTGGTGCAGTGATACTAACTACACTAGGTTCGTCGTTGACTACCTAAAGGCTGAAGATCCAATGGATGCTATCGCTCGTAGCATTGAGACTTCTATCGCTAAGGCAAAAGAAGAAGGTATTCAAAGTCATGACTACTTGCGTTACGGAAATCGTAATAAAATCTGCTATATTATAACTACTGGAAGAATCAGCCCGTGGATGCTCTATCAGTCCGAGAGCGGTGTTGCTATGCTTGAGAGTCTAGACGAGACACAGCAGAGAATGATCATGGATTACATCAAACCGGAACAATGGGCTATCAAGTTTAGACGCAACACAGATATCATTCCTCAAGTCAAAGAACTACTGTCTGCTGCTGGATACTAATAGCGAGGATAGTGCGCGTTTTGGGTTAGAGTGAGACTAAATACGAGGTAATGACGACAACACAGAGAACCATAATGAATACTGTTACCATAGAAGGTATCGGCATTCATACAGACACTAATACTGTAGTAAACATTTGTCCAGCGATTCCAGATACCGGTATAGTATTTTGGATCATGGAGAATAACGATTGTGTGGCTAAGATTGGTGCTCATATCTCTAATGTTGTGACCGGTAATCTTAGAACAGTGTTGACAGTAAATGACTATTCAGTAAGCACTCCCGAACATCTGTTGGCCGCGCTCTTTGCCTCAGGAATAGATAATGCTACTATAAAAGTTTGGGGAAATGAGATACCAATCCTAGATGGCAGTGCTTTAAAATGGGCTACTGCTATTGAGTCTGCTGGCTGGACTGAATGGGTTCAGCCACGTAAGATCATCACGATTCAGGATACGATAAGAGTAGGTGATGACGATGCTTGGTGTCAACTCGAACCTTACGATTCATTTGTTATAGATTATAATCTTCACTATGATCATCCTGAGATAGGCCACCAGACTTTCTCTGTTGACCTAAACACAAAAACCTTCATGAAGGAACTGGCTTCAGCGAGGACCTTTGGTTTCTATGAAGACCTAGAGATGCTACAAGAACAGAATCTGGCTACTGGTGCCAGCATTCATAACACATTAGTGTATGATGAAGATTCTGTGATGAATGTTTCCGGAAGTAGATTTGATGATGAGCCAGTCCGTCATAAGATAGTAGATGTCATTGGTGATCTTAGCTTGGCCGGGGCATACATAAAAGGAAAGTTTACCGGGTATCGCAGCGGGCATTCGCTGAATCACCAACTAGTTCGTAAGATGTTGGAAAATGCGAAATAAAGTTACTATCGTGACAAATAGCATTGCTGGTACTGAGGAAAAATGGGCTATAAAGAACTGTCCTAGCCTTGAAGGTATCTTTCTGCTGCCAACATCAAACCTAGATTTAGACGAAGAAGATGTTCGTTTGGACTTCTATTTCAGTAAACCAAAAGATTTGGTTCTGTTCACATTGAGATGGGCATGACTACACACCCTTATCCTAGTTCATACATTGAGATGGGCATGACTACACACCCTTATCCTAGTTCATACTATGAACTCGGCGGCTGGGAAAATACTAAACCGGGTTGGCGAGAGCTTGTCATTCCCATACGAAATGAATCTCATTGGACAAGCATTGTTAAATGGATGCATGAGAACCTCGATAAGTGCGAACGTCATTGTAGATGGATTATGACGTATGACGATACAACTAGCGCATTTACGTTTAAAATAAAGTTTAGATACGAGAGAGATTTTATGTGGTGTAGGCTAAGATGGTCATGAGGTATGACTGACATTCCCAAAGGGTTTGAAGGGGACATAGATCCAGACGACCCAAATCTTAAGTTTCGCAAGCAGCGATGGAACTACTGGAATGCACTAAAGAGTGTCCGACATGAATATCTGTCAACACTGAAGGATCAAACTGATCCTCAGTTTGATGCTTATGATTTTGAAGATTTTGTAGAGAAAAAATACGGTATCAAAATGAATATAGTTCACAATCATCAAATAACCGACCAGTATAAGATTGTAGACGAAGACTTGTATGCTTACTTTATGTTGAAGTGGTTGTGACAGTATGACATCAGTCAGCTACGACGAAGTACCACTTCCTAAAATCAAGAAGACTATGTTTAAAAAGATAGACGGCACCTGGCATGATGTCATGTTCGTGCGTCTACTATATGATAGGGACTTAGAAAACTGGTGCATCAAGCACTATGCTAATAAGCAATATTATCTAGGTGCTTGGTATAAGACATTCGGTCATAT